ACAATGTCGATGCCTTTGCTTTGAAATCTTCTGTCAAGTTTGCTTCAGCTGAGATGAGAATGTCAAGATCCTCAGATGTTGCCTTAGGTTTTGTCTTAGCAGCTTTATCAACTGATTTGACAGAATCGACTTCATCTGCTGTCTTAACGGACGCAGCTTTGCCAGTACCCTTTGGAGTAGCAGCAGATTTTGGCTCTGACTTCGTAATGCTATCAGCAGTTTTTGCTGCTTCTGCTTCGCCGTCTTTAACGACAACAGCATCAGTAGCATTACCACTAGCAGTAGGTGTAGGAGCAGCTTCTTCCATTTCATCTTCATCTTCTTCTTCAGACTCTTCGTCTTCATCTTCAGATTCAGTTTTCTTTTTATAGCCTTCTTCCATTTCATCTTCTTCGTCTTCTTTTTCATCTTCTTCCTCTTCGGAATCTGATTCTTTTTTAGACGCTTTAGATTCTCCTAGAAGAACGCTTTTAATTGCATCAGAATAGCTTTGTTGTTCAGTAACTTCTTCGGCAGATGTATCCTGCACAAGCTCCTGATCTTCAAGCAAAGCTTCTTCAGTGATGTCTTCAATAATATCTTCTGACATATATTTACTTTCTTTTTTAGATTAGAGATTGGAGAGGAAATCTTGCCAAATATTTTCTTGTGCCTCAGCGAGGCGACTCGAAGATGCTTTTCTGATCTCTGTCTCATAACTTTCAATTTGCTGAGGTTTTAGAAGACCATTATCCCAAACCCATTCTACACCTTCCATAATACCTTCAACGAAGGCAGATGGTGCAGAGGGATCTTGAACAATATCAATCGTATTAAGAATAAAATCATTCTTAACATATGACTTATTTTCTCTTCTCTCAACAGTACCCATACCACGACTTGAAACACCTAACTTACACCCGCCTTCGACGAGACCTTTCACGATTTTACCCATTGGCGTGTCTAGTATCAGTGCTTTTCCAACAACATTATTACCGTTCCAATTAAGTTCAGTAATACGATGTGAAACTTTATCTAGGTTAATTTGTGGACCTTCAGGGTGATTCAATTCACCAACTGCTCTTCCAGTTTTAACCTGCTCCTTAACATACTTGGCAGTTGCTTCTGTCAGTATTGCTTTAGGATAAATTCTATTGTTGCGATTTTCTTGCTCCGCTTGCATAAAAACGCCTTCGATGAAAACATTCTTTTCACCTTTATCGTTTGCTTCAGTAATATACTGAACTGAGTCTAAGTGCTCTGTAATTAATTTCATTTAGTCTTCTCCTTGTGTGTTGAAAACATTTGATGTGACTCTAACCTTTCGGATATCAAGAGCTTGCTGCATCTTTTCACCAACCGTAGAGGCGAATGAGGATTGAATTTCTTCAGAATCTCCAGATACTAGAGCGTTAAAAAGTTTTTCTGTATTTTCCATAGTTCTATTTATACAATTTGTGTTTTTGAGTTGTGTTATTTATGTTATTTCTTCCTCAGTTGGAAAAAGATCTTCTCTGAATTCTTCTGGATCTACACCAAAAGATTCACATGCTTCGTTCAATGAGTCAAAGTATGTCCACCCATCGACTGGGTAATCATATGTGTCCTTTAGACTAATGTCCAAGGTAAAATTCTTATTCTCTAAACGAGTAGCAAAGATCAATACTGAGTGTTCTGTTCCGACTTCTAGTTTATAAAATCCGTTTTCTTCTTCCATAATTATAATGATATTGTCCACCCCTTATTGGTTGCTATAAGTTTATCAGCAGCTGTCAAATCAGCAGTGTAACTATTGTACCTAAGATCAATAGTGGCAGAATGAGTTATTGTGCATAAGTGATTAAAAATATTTAGTATTGCATCTCGATCTAAACGAATATAACTCAGTACAACAGAATGTTTAAATCCTGTTTCATCGGTAGGTCCACCTGGAAAATCAATATACGCTAAGTTTCGACAAGACTGGAACGCGCTACTCAAATCGCCAGAATCATTAGTATAAGACCAATCTATACCGCTTATTTTTTGTAAATCATAACAATTTAAAAAACATCTAGTATATTCGCCATCGGCCGGACCTGCTGTCATTCCAACAATAGTAACTTCTCTTAACCGATAGCAATTTTGAAAGGTATAAGCTAAAGAAAACGATTGAGTTAAAGCTGATACGTGTATTGGTGGTAACTCTTCTAAATAGTAACACGAACTGAATGTTTGTCTTAATCGTGTGCAATTTGTAAAATCGAGATATGTGTATTGCGAACTAAACCGCCTTATACTTTTATACTGAAATGTGGCGAATAAATCATAAACCTTACTAAATTGACCTATATATGGAAATACTGCTATGTTCGGGAAATAGGCGGAGTATTCCCCAAACGCAAGAGACATATCAAACAGCGTTGTTTCTGGCTGTTCTATATTTAAAAGAGACCAATCTTGAATACTATTGCAACCATTAAATGTACCATACAACCCATATAGAGCCTGACTGCCTCTAACCTTTGATATATTAAAGCCTTGCGGTATAGCTTTTAACCTTGAACATTGTAAAAACATTTCTCTTAGCCATACTTCAGAAACAGTAGTGCTTATACCCATATACGGAATATGCTCTAGCATAAAACAGTTTCGAAACGTTCTATAAAAATTAGTACAGTTTGGAAGGTCACCAAATAAACCAGGCGGTAAATATCTCAAACTATGGCAACCTTGAAAAGTACCTTGCATGTTGGCTGTGTTTTCGTCAAACCAATTTTTGTCTGGATTTGCAAATTCATCTGGTATGGCCTCTAAGCTATGACAATCAATAAACGAGTTTGCGAGTGACTTATTATCTTCTCTCAAATACGGCACTTCTGGTATTGATTTCAAAGATCTTTTGTAGTAGTATAACGTAATGTAATCTGTTAATAGGCGATTATTTGGAGTGTTTCTAATAGCAATTTGTTCACATAACTGCTGAGGATACGTTGTACCCATTCTAATTCTAGTACAATTTGACGTACTAATAAACATATCTAATATCGCTGACCCCCAGTAAACAGTAGCACTAGTAGCTGGCCCCACCTTATTAAAGTCAATCATAGACCCAAATTTATCTCCGACAGCTGTAGGTGTAAGCTCAAATCGTGCTTGTCGATATCCTCTAAATTCTGTATTGGCAGGTAGATCATTATAATCATAAACATGAGTAACAGTCGAATTTGATGCCACTGTTTCAACTGTGCCGTCACCCCAATCAATAGTCAATGCATCTGCGCCCCCAGCAACAGTGGTACACAAAAAAGATAACCAACTAATAGATTTTAGTTTATCAGGATAAACAGCTATCAAACCTATAATTTTTTCTGGTACACCTTCTGGTTTATTTAAATCTAACCATTCGCTTGGCCGCACCCACGGATCAACCATAGTATCAAGAACAAGATCACTTGGAGCTGAACGTGGTACATTACTAGGACCCGTTACTGGTAAAAAACTCATACTACGTTACCTCCTAAAAATGCATAATCAGATGATTTAAAAATAATCTGCGCTTGACCATATATTCCAGCTATACGATTTGCACCATTAAAGGAATTGAATCCAGATAATCCAACACCCGAAGCGAATGTAACACTGTTAATAGTTTCAGCTATAAATGTTACTGTATATCCAGAAACTTGCGAAGGCACTGTAATGGTAATGGGTGTGGTGTTTTGTAATAGCACTGTTGCTCCGTTATGAGTTGAAGATAGAGTAAAGTCAGCCGTTTCTGTTACAAATGAATTTTGTGTTAATGTTATTTTTTCAAATGTTGCGGTACCAGTAAATTCTGGATTATCGGTTGTTGCACCTTCACCCTGCGGACCAGTTTCACCTTGAATGCCTTGCTCACCTTGAATGCCTTGCTCACCTTGAATACCTTGCTCACCTTGTGGACCAGTTTCACCCTGAACACCTTGCTCACCCTGAATCCCTTGAATGCCTTGTGGACCAACTTCACCAGATAAAACTTCGGCACCTACCCACTTCTTTAATGCCGCATCGTACTGCAAAAATTTTCCGTCAACTTTAGCTGTTGAACTTTGAACATCATTTAAACGACTTAACCAAACTTCACCACCACCACCAATAGTTGAAAGCTGATTATTTACTACAGATTTCCAATTCTTAAAATCTCTATCAGTTTTTATTACATACGAATCTAATTCATCCTTTGCTTTAACAAAAAGAGGTTCGATAAGTTTATTAATATCAGGTAATTCTGCATCCTTTCCTGAGTCACCCTTTTCACCTTGAATACCCTGTTCTCCTCGTGGACCAATTTCTCCTTGAATACCTTGCTCACCTTGTGGTCCAGTTTCGCCTTGAATACCAGGTTCTCCTTGTGGACCAACTCTACCTTGAATACCTTGCGGCCCAGTTTCACCATCTTTTCCAGATATTCCTTGAATACCTTGCTGACCAGAGTCGCCTTTTAATCCTTGCTGACCAGCGTCGCCTTTTTCTCCAACATCTCCTTGAATACCCTGTGGACCAACTTCACCGCGTAAACCAACATCACCCTTTTCGCCAGCATCTCCTTTATCACCCTTTTCGCCCTTTTCGCCAGCATCTCCTTTATCACCCTTTTCGCCAGCATCTCCTTTATCACCCTTTTCACCAGCGTCGCCTTTATCACCCCTTTTACCAGCATCTCCTTTAGCGCCCTTCTGTCCTTGAAGACCAGTTGATCCCTTAACTCCTTTATCACCTTTAATGCCCATTGGCCCAGGAGTAGCTTCAATTAAGTGCGTAATTTCTTCTAGCTCATTTAGCCTTTCTGAAAGAGGAGTTATTTGTTTCTGAAGCTTTTTATATACCGCTACAGAAAACGCACTGTTTGCATTATCTAATGTTAATGGCATAATACTATCTATTAATCATCCAGAATTTTGCACATTCCATCAATCATTTTTATCTGAGCTTCGTGTAATTCTTCTTCACGATTAACCGTCTTTTCGTCTAGTATAGTATTTTCAACATTATTTTGTACTGCTTCATCCGCAGAACTGTCAGTTTTTTCTTCAGGCTCAGTCTCTTCTCCAGCAATTTCAGCATTGATTCGCTCAATATCTTCGTCAGTTTGCCGTAGGACATTATTGCGAATCCACTTGGTTGAGTAGAACTTTCCAACATGTTCGCTTAATGTATCAAGCATATCAATTCTCTCTTTTAGGATTTCGTTCTCCTTTAACTCTGAGAAGTAGTTATCTTCAATAAAGTCAATCGCGATGTTTTCACTAATTTCGTCCCAATCTGATTGGCTAATAACTCCTTTTAAAATTAGCTGTATACGAAGAGCCTCAAGGAGGATTCCTGAAAACTTCTTACGAATGCGATCAACAAACTTTTGGAACTTCACTTCATCTCTTGAAATTTCAGATGCTCTTCCAAGATTGAATGAATCATCTGCTTCCAGCCGAGAAATTGGAACATTAAGCGTCTTATATAGTTTCTTTTGGAAGAAAAGAATATCATCAATCTGCCCTAAGTTTTCTCCACCTGGAAGAGTAGTAATTTCAGTACCTCTTCCTCCCTCACGACGTGGAAGCCAAAAATCTTCTAACATAGACATATGTCTACGATCATCTTTAATGTCTCCTGTTGAAGCATCATATACAAGCTTATTACGATACTTATTCATAATACCTTGTACATACTCTTCAGCTTTACCCTTTGGTAAATTACCTACATCGATATAAAAGATTCTACGTTCAGGCGCGCGGGCAACACGATACATCACCAACGAATCTTCCATCATGCGAAGCTGATTTACAGGTTTTAGTGCTTTATGTAAATGGGATACGACTCTCTTTTGAGTAGAATCTAAAAGACCAGATGTCACATTGATAATAGCTTCTGTTGAAATCTTTACTCCAGAGATTGATGAGTTTTTAGATGATACACCTGCACCAGATCCGCTATAGTCTTCTGAATATACATAATATTCACTGACAATTTTCTGTACAGCGATATCTGACTGTGCATCTGTAACCTTCTTAACCTCTTTTACCTTCTTCATAAAGAGAGATTCAATCGGTC